ACTAGAAAACTTAATACTGTAAATAAAGTATCTGTTAAAAATGCAACAGATGCAGATAAATTTAAATACCAATATAATCCTGTTCCATATAATATCGAGTTTAAAGTTTACGTCTATGCGAAAAACGCCGAAGATGGTACTAAAATTATCGAACAGATACTTCCATATTTCACACCAGATTGGACAACCACAGTAAAGCTTATACCTGAAGTTGAAATTACTATGGATATCCCAATCATATTAAATAATATAACATACAGCGATAATTACGATGGTGATTTTAAAAACCGTAGAGCTATTATTTGGACTTTAGATTTTATACTAAAAGGCTATATATACGGTCCTGTTAAATCTGGTGGTATTATCAAGTTTATCGAAACTAATTATTATATACCAGACGTTCCAGATGGCACAATACCAGATGTTATTGGCACTCTTCCTGTTGCTGAACGTGTAACGATTCAACCAGGTATCGACGCTAATACTGGTCTTGCTATTAACTATACTGGTGCATACAACTCAAACACTAACACTATACCATATACTGATATAAATGTAACAGATGACTTTGGGTTTATTACCATGATTTACAATGAAAACGAGATAGTATGACAGATAATGCAAATAACGATCCGATAGGAAAAGCTTTAGGTATTAACCCTATCCAATCATCTATAACAATTAATAATTTAATTTCAGATGCTCATAACGATAGTGCTAAGGCAGATTTCGAAACTGCTCGCGCTAACGTTTTGAATATCATAGAGAACGGACAAGAAGCTATTTACAAGCTTGGTCAAATAGCCGAAAGTTCTCAACATCCAAGAGCTTTCGAAGTTTTAGCCAAACTTATGGATACAACACTCCAAGCCAATAAAGATTTGATGGAACTTCAAACTAAGATAAGACAAATAGCTGCTGTTGATGCTCCAACAAATGAGCATGCGAAAACTATTAATAACAACCTATTTGTAGGTTCTACAGCTGAACTCCAAAAAGTAATTGAGAACATGAAAAATGGCGGATCTGCAGTCTAATAAAGTACGTACTGGTTACAATGGTAATGCTAATCTTAAGCGTGAAAATCAGGCGATTGAATGGACGCCGGATCTTGTACAAGAGTACATAAAATGTTCACAAGATGTCATATATTTTACAGAAAAATATATGAAAATTATCAATGTTGATAAGGGACTTATGAATTTTAAGCTTTACCCTTATCAAAAAGAGATGTTGATATCGTTTTCAAACAATCGTTTTAATATTGTAACAACTGCTCGTCAGGCTGGTAAATCAACTACTACCTGTGCTTTCATCCTTTGGTATATCATATTTCATAAAGATAAAACAGTTGCTCTTCTGGCCAACAAAGGCGATACAGCTCGTGAAATTCTTGGTCGTATACAGCTGGCATACCAACATCTACCTACATGGTTGCAACAGGGTATTAAAGAATGGAACAAAGGTTCGTTCGAACTTGAAAACAATAGTCGTGTTATTGCCTCTGCTACTTCTACTGATTCGATCCGTGGTTATTCTATCAACATGTTGTTCATCGACGAGGCTGCATTTATCGAAAACTGGGACGAGTTTTTCACCTCAGTTTATCCTACGATTTCTTCTGGTTCTGAGTCTAAGATTGTTCTTGTTTCGACACCTAATGGTCTAAATCATTTCTACAGTATTTGGATTAATGCTGAACAAAAACGAAACCAGTATCAAAATATTAAAGTTCTCTGGCAAGATGTTCCTGGTAGAAACGAAAAGTGGAAAGAAGATACCCTAGCGGCCATGAACTTCGACTTAGAGAAGTTCGATCAGGAATACAACTGTGAATTTCTTGGTAGCTCTGGTACACTTATCTCTGGTTGGAAATTAAAAGAACTTGTGCATCAAACGCCGATTGTCGAGCGCGAGGGATTAATTCAGTATATCCCACCACTAGAACAGCATGTTTATATTATGTTATGTGACGTTTCTCGTGGTAAAGGACTTGACTATTCTGCTTTCCAGCTTATAGATGTAACAAGTATGCCATACCAACAGGCATGCATTTACCGTAACAATGCGATTTCTCCAATCGACTATGCTGACTTCATTCATAGAACAGCGAAAGCATATAACAATGCATCTGTTCTAGTTGAAATTAACGATATTGGTGAACAAGTTTCACACTCGCTTCATTATGACTTTGGTTATGAAAATGTTCTCTTTACTGAGAATGCTGGGCGTTCAGGTAAGCGTATCACAGGCGGTTTTGGTGGAGGTTCTGTAGATAAGGGTATCAGAACAACCAAAATCGTTAAGTCTGTTGGGTGTTCAATTCTCAAACTTTTAATTGAACAAAATCAATTTATTGTAAACGATTTCCATACAATTAACGAGCTATCTACGTTTTCCAAAAAAGGAACTTCATACGAAGCAGAATCTGGCAAACATGACGACTTGGTTATGTGTCTCGTTCTATTTGCTTGGCTATCAGAACAACAATATTTTAAGGATTATACTAATATAAATACACTGATGTCTCTCCGTGAAAAGACAGAAGAGGATATGGAACAGGACATGGCGCCATTCGGATTTATGTTTGATGGGCGTGATGAATATGATGAAACCATTGAAAAGTTTGTTCCAGAGAGTTGGATGTTCAATTCTCAAGAAAATTTCTGATGCCCCTTAAAAACAAATTATTATAAATAATGTAAACGTAATCATCATACAACCTAATAAAAGGGGTAAAAATATGGCTTCTCAATTATCTCCAGGCGTTAATGTTTCTGAAGTAGACCTAACAACGGTCGTTCCTTCAGTAGCTTCTTCCGACGGCGCTATCGGTGGCGTGTTTCGTTGGGGTCCAGTTGGTCAGAGAGTACTAGTAGATAGTGAAACAAAACTCGTTTCACGTTTCGGTTATCCAACTAACTTCAATCCAGAAACATTTTTCACTGCTGCTAACTTCCTTTCATATAGCAACAGCCTTTATGTTTCCCGTGCTGCAAACACTACTGGTTCAACTCCAGGTAATATTAATTTCGTAATTACTGCAAATAACACTGTATCAAATAATATCCTTGTTGGTAATACTACTGGTATTGCTCTTGGTATGTATATTACTCAATCTACCACTGGTACTATTTCAATATCAACAAGTAATGCTGCAGCTGTTTCTGTTCCAACAGGTTCGAAATATTATATCACTTCAGTAAATTCTACTGCTATAATCGTTTCTGCGAATTTGTGGAGTAATGGCGTAGGATCAACTGCTAACTCGAATTTATATTTCGGTCGTCCAGAAACAGCTTACTCAGCTGTTGCTTTTGGTGCTAATAATTCTGCAAGTGCTCCATATTTTGTTGCTAACTTAGTTAACCAAATCGTTAAGAATGATAATTCTTATGTAGCAAAAGACGGAAATTTTGACGAAGACGTTCTTTACGTAGCTAGATATCCTGGTGCAATTGGTAACTCTTTAAGAGTTGGTGTTTGTGATACTTCTAATAGTTTCTCTTCAAATATTGCAGTATCAAATTCATCTGTAAACACCTTTATTGATTTTAGAGTTGGTACTAATATTGCAGCTATTAAATTCTTTGGTTCTGCCAATGCTGCAGCAAATACAGTTGCAAATAACATCATTGTTGGCGATCAGATTCTTGCTGGTAATTCTTCAATGGGTCTTCAGTATCTAAGAGTTACTGATGTTACTGTTACAAATTCTTATGTTTCAAATGCTCAAGTAGCGTTCTATGGTAATACTACATATGTTAATAATTTAACTGGATTTATTACTGTTGCAGGTACTAGTAACCCATTTACAAATGGTGATATTGTAACATATTCTAATGCTGCTGGTAATGCTGCGATTTCTGGCCTATCAAGTGCAAATTCATATTATGTTGTTGAAGCTAATACCACTGGTCTTAAACTATCAAATACTCCATATGGTTCAGCGCTGTTAATATCAGGAACATCTAATTCTGATTTTATTTTGGCTGGTAACACAAATACCATTAGAATAACTTTCGATACTAACTATAGACTTCGTGAAAACTATGTTGCTAATACATTCCAGCGTAATTGGGAATTCTTCAATACCTTTGGATCTGCTCCAGGTCAATCAGCTTGGCAGCTTAACAATGGTAACACATCAGCAAGTGATGAACTTCACGTTGTAGTTGTCGACAGTGGTGGTCTATTTACTGGTACTCAGGGCACTATTCTTGAATCCTATAAGGGTCTTTCAAGATCAACTGATGCACAAAACCTTGATGGTACTGTTAACTATTACAAAGATGTTATCAATAAATCATCTCAGTATATCTGGTGGGCAACTGATCGTACTACTGCGGTTTCAAACGCTGGTGTAAGTCTTGTAAATTCTACTTCAACTTCACCAATAAACTCTCAGTTTGCTCTAGGAGCTGATGGTAGAGACGAAAGTAATATAACCCTTGGTTGTCTTGGTGAGGCTTATGATATGTTCGCTTCTCCTGAAGATGTTGAAATATCACTTGTTCTTCAGGGTAAGCCAATCGGTGGCTCAACTGTTATATCTGGTCAAACAATCCAGAATTTCCAACTTGCTAATTATATCATTAGTAATATTTGCGAAATTCGTAGAGATTGCGTTGCCTTGATTTCACCAGACAAATCTATGACCTTAAATAATATTGGTAATGAAGCAACAAGCCTTAAGAACTGGAGAAATTCTCTTGTAAGTTCATCTTACGCTGTTCTTGATTCTGGTTACAAGTATATGTATGACCGTTATAATGATGTTTACCGTTGGATTCCAATGAATGGCGACATCGGTGGTCTATGTGCACGTACTGATCAAACTAACGATGCTTGGTGGTCACCAGCTGGTTTCAACCGTGGTAACATTAAGAATGCAGTCAAGCTTGCTTATAACCCTAAGAAAATTGATCGTGATCTTCTTTATACTAACGGTATTAACCCAGTAGTATCATTCCCAGGTCAGGGTATTATACTTTACGGTGATAAGACGCTTCAGGCTAAACCATCTGCCTTCGATCGTATCAATGTTCGTCGTTTGTTTATTGTTCTTGAAAAGGCAATTTCAACTGCAGCTAAGTATTCAATGTTCGAGTTTAATGATGCGTTCACTCGTTCACAATTCAAGAATCTTGTAACTCCTTATCTTCGTACCATTAAGGGTCGTCGTGGTATTACTGATTTCGTTGTTATCTGTGATGAGACTAATAACACTGGTCAGGTTATCGATGCAAACCAGTTTGTTGGTGACATCTATATCAAGCCAGCTCGTTCAATTAACTTCATTCAGTTGAATTTCGTGGCTGTTGGAACTGGTGTTCAATTCTCCGAAGTTATTGGCAAGTTCTAGAACACTATACTTTACTAAATACCCCTGAGATAACATCAAAGGGGTATTTAAAATGGTTAAAGAAAAATATGGTTTTGTTTATATTTGGTATGATCGTAAACATAAAAGATATTATATCGGTTGTCATTGGGGAAAAGAAGATGATAGTTATATATGTTCATCTAACTGGATGAGAGACGCATATAAACGTAGACCAGAAGATTTTAAAAGACGTGTTTTAAAAACTAATTTACCAACGATTAATGATATGTTTTTAGAAGAATATAATTATCTTTCTAAAATAAAATTAGAAGAACTTGGTAAAAAGTATTACAATTTAAATAATGTTTATAAGAATCACTGGTCTACTAATGAACAAACTAAAATGACAGTCGGTGAAAAAATATCAGCTTCTCCAAATAGAGCAGCAAATATTTCTAAAGCATTAACTGGTATTAAACGTTCAGAAGAAACAAAAGAAAAAGTTAGGCAAGCAAATATTGGTAAAAAACTTAGTGAAAAAACAAAAATGAAAATTTCTGCTAATCATAATAGAGATTATTTTGATATTGAGTTTAAAGAAAAAATGTCAATTGCTGCTAAAAATAGATCAGAAGAAACTAGATTGAAAATCAGCGAAAACAATAAAAAATTACAAGCTGAAGGTAAAATTGGCATGAAAGGGAAAAAACATTCTCCTGAAACTATTGAGAAAATGAAAGAATCAGCCAGACGCCGCAAACTAAATAAATATAAAGAAAATTCTCAAAAGGAGTAACCTAAATGCCATTTAATATTAACGCTTTCAAACAAAATGGTCTGGTGTACGGTGGCGCCAGACCATCCCTATTCAGTGTAAATCTATCAGTACCTTCTACTATTGGTATTGATATTGTTTCAGTAGACAAGTTTCGGTTCCTTTGTCGTTCAGCTGAACTTCCTGAGTCAACTGTATCCCCTATCGAAATTCCTTATTTCGGTCGTAAGATTAAGGTTGCTGGTGATCGTTCTTTTGGCGACTGGTCAGTAACAGTTATGAACGACGAAGATTTCTCAGTACGTTCAATGTTCGAAACTTGGTCAAATGCTATGAATCGTCTCGTATCAAACGTTCGTGATCCAAGTATTAATGAGGAACAGTATAAGACAGATCTAGAAGTTATCCAGTATGGTAAAGATGGCACCGAAATCCGTTCTTATGCTTTCATTGGCGCTTTCCCAACTTCTATCAGTTCAATTCCAGTTAGTTGGGATTCTCAGAGTCAGATTGAAGAGTTCTCTGTAACCTTCTCTTATGATTTCTGGATTCCAGTAATCGAAACTTCTGATAAGAAGGCTGGTGGCGTTAACCAATATGGTGATACGATTGAAATTGATGGCGTTGCTGGGCCAAACTAATAAATACTATTTTATGATTAAAGGGGGGAAATTGATTCCCCCCTATTTGGAGAATTAAATGGCAGAATTATTCGGTTTCGAATTTAAAAGAAAAGATCAAAAAACTGTTGATCAGCTCCAATCATTTGCTCCTAAAGAGACAGATGATGGAGCAGTTGTCGTTGCAGCTGGTGGTGCATTCGGAACATATGTAGACCTTGATGGTACAGTTAGAACAGAAGCAGAATTAGTTACAAAATATCGTGAAATGGCTCTTCACCCAGAATGTGATTCAGCTGTTGATGAAATCATTAATGAGTCTATATCAATTGATGAAGAAACGATCGTACAGATTAATTTGGAAAACATTAAAACAATGTCGCCCCAAATTAAAAAAGCTGTTACTGACGAATTTCAAAACTGTTTAAATTTATTACAATTCAACACTCATGCCTATGATATTTACCGTCGTTGGTATGTTGATGGACGTCTTTATTATCATGTTATAGTTGATGAAAAGAATCCAAAAGAAGGTATTAAAGAACTACGTTACGTTGATCCACGAAAAATCCGTAAGGTTAGAGAAGTTTCAAAAAAGAAAATACAGAACGGAAATCAAGGCGACGCTTTTATTTCTAGAGTTGCTAATGAATACTTTATTTTTAATGATAAAGGGTTCAATTATGGTAACAAAGCAACTGGCCCTTCAACTGCTGGTTTAAAGATTGCAAAAGATTCAGTTCTTCATATTGTATCAGGGTTAACTGATAACCAAGGTACAATGGTTCTTTCATATATGCATAAAGCCATTAAGGCTCTTAACCAATTGCGCACCCTAGAAGATGCACTGGTTATCTATCGTTTAGCTCGCGCCCCCGAACGTCGTATCTGGTATATTGACGTTGGTAATCTTCCAAAGATGAAGGCAGAGCAGTATGTTCGTGATATCATGGTCAAGCATAAGAATCGCTTAATCTATGATGCGGCATCTGGAGAAATTAGAGACGACCGCAAATTTATGACGATGTTAGAAGACTATTGGCTTCCTCGTCGTGAAGGTGGTAGAGGTACGGAGGTTACTACCCTACCAGGCGGTCAAACACTTGGTCAAATGGACGATGTTCTGTATTTTCAAAAGAAATTTCTCCAGTGCCTTAATGTTCCTGTAAGTCGTCTTAACTCAGACGCATTATTTTCTATTGGTAGAGCAACTGAAATTACTCGTGATGAGTTGAAGTTTGCTCGTTTCATTATTCGTCTTCGTTCTAGATTCTCTCAGCTGTTCCTTAAGATGCTTGAAAAACAATTAGTTCTTAAGGGTATTATGACGCCTGATGATTGGAATATTTTTGTAACAGATATCAAGTTTGATTACGCTAAGGATAACTATTTCACTGAACTTAAGGATGCTGAAATTGCTCAGGGTCGCATTCAGTTGGCTGGTGCATTCCAGGATTTTGCTGGTAAGTATTATTCACATGACTGGATTCGCAGAAACGTTCTTCAGCAGAATGACGTTGATATTGAAGAGCAGGAAATGCAAATTGCTGCTGAAGCACAATCAAATGATCCACGTTGGCTAAACCCAATGATTGAACAGAACGCCGCTCAAATGCAACAACAGCAAGCAGCTCAACAACCAGATCAGCAACAACAGTCACCAGATGAACAAAATAAACAAGAACAAGTTAGACAGGCTATTATATTCATTAAACAAATGAAAGAAAAAGGCAGTCCTGCTAATCGTTCTATTCAGGACCAATCTAAATATAAAGCAGCAGTTCAGGTTGTTGCTAAAAATCCTGATATAGCAAAAACATTAAGCACCAATCAAGGGCAACCAACACA